CTGCAATACATCAACTTCTGTAACCATCGTAAAATTGGTCTTGTTAAAGATGCTTTATTTTAATTCAACCAACGGGTAAAGAGGAATATAAAGAATTAAAAGAATCTCTCTCTTCTCGCGCACGCGCGAAGGAGGCAGAGAGAGAGACATTTTTTGAAATTTTCTTTTTCAAGAATTTTATAAATCCCGATTACGAAGTCGAACGATTCTGCGCTAATTACGAGGCATCGGGCTGGATTCGTAAAAACGGACAAGCCGCTATCGACCGCCCGGCGCTTGCGCGGACATGGACGCAGGAAGATAAAAACGCCACGCCACGCTTCAACGCCGATTTTCTTGCGAAATACCGACGTTTCTACGACCTCGTAAAGCAAACGAATCCGGTGCTTGCGCCGATATTCATTCACGATCTGGAATTGGTATTTATCGACGCCGAGCGCAAACGGCTAACATTCCGCTGCACGCGGCAGATGGCCGAAGCCGTCGAGGCCAATGTCCGGTTCTTTCGGGATAACTTTTTCGACAAACATTTCGCGGGCTGGACGCTACACTACCAAACCCCGCGAATCTAAAAACAACAACGCACGATGAAAAACAAAAACGACAAGCGGGGCAAGTCCCCGGCAAATTTCTACGACAGAATCGCCGAAATGCTCAACAAGGCGGCTATTCCGCAGACGATCACAGTCGAGGCCGAGGGAGTTTCGCCCGAAACATTCTTGGCGACAGGGATCACGAAACGCGAACTGTATGCCACCGTCGCAATGGCAAGCCTTGCGCACGCCGTCGTAACCACCCCACCCTCCGGAGGCGGCAGGCTTCGTTCAGACTGGGCGCGGCGCGTGGCTACACAAGCCGCAGAGCTGGCCTACTACCTCGACGAAGCACTCGGCGAGATCGAACGAAACGGCGAACCCGCAAAAGATTCAAGACGATGAAAATTCTGTATTTGCCACTCAAAAAGGAGTGGTACGAAATGATCGAGCGGGGCGATAAGCGCGAAGAGTACCGCGAAAATACCCGTTACTGGAAAACGCGGCTTATCGACACGGTAATATACGACGAGGGGGACGAGGAGACCGAAAGCCCGGTATTTATATTCTTCAAAGACTACGACGCAGTTTGTTTTTCCTACGGCTACACCCGCCGCCGGATGCTATGGGAGTGCAAAGGCGTTGATTTTGGCCGAGGTCGCCCGGAATGGGGTGCGCCCGATCACGAAACATTTATCATCAAACTTGGAAACCGACTGAACGATGAGAGATTACAGTAAAGATTTCGCCGAATGGCGAAAATGGCGCGACGAAAAAGGGTTGCCGCCTATCTACGACAACCCGGCCGACGCGGGTATCGAAACGGATTTCCGGGTCGGGCAGCAAGTGTCGTTCACGAACGAATACGGCGTGCGGTTCGAACCGCACGTGATAATGGGATTCTGCAAACCGGAGCTTTCGGGCCGGTGCGTCTACCTCGACTACGACTGCTACTGGTTCCCGACGGAACTCAAATCGTTAAAACCCTATCGGAAATGATGTCCCAGCCGACTTACATAGCCTCGTGTTCGTTTGGCAAGGATAGTATCGCAACAATTCTCCTTGCCCTCGAACATGACGAACCACTCGACCGGGTGGTATTCTCGGAAGTGATGTTTGATCACGCACGCAACATCAGCGGCGAGATTCCGGAGCACATCGGGTGGATATACGACACAGCTATCCCGAAGCTGCACGACATGGGCATCCACGTCGACGTGGTACGCGCCGAACGGGACTACTGCTATTTTTTCGCAAATGCCGTCGGGGGGGGGAGAATGCAGGAAAGATTTACGGGTTCCCGCTCGGCGGCAAATGCTTCATCAATCGGGATTGCAAAGTCGCGCCCATACGAAAATACCTCGCCGAAATTGCTGGCGGTCCCCTGCGTGCCAAAACGAATATCGTGCAGTACATCGGTATCGCCGCAGACGAACCGCGACGACTTGCCAAACTCACGGAGAACCGAATGTCGCTCTTGGCGAAATACGGCTACACCGAGCAGATGGCGAAACAGCTTTGCGCCACTCACGGGTTACTGTCGCCGATCTACACGACCGGGACACGCGGCGGATGCTGGTTCTGCCCGAACTGCAAAATACAACATTTCGTCAACCTGCGACGCAATCATCCCGAACTATGGGCAGAATTGGTCGAGTTGAGCCATACGCCGAACTTGTGCAGCTACGGATTCAAATACGGCCTTACCGTGCAGGAGGTCGAAAAACGGATGAATGCAGAAGAACAACAGCTAAAACTTTTTTAATCACAACTTTCCATGAAAGACATTCATCATACCTGCCGATGCACCGGGCAACAGTTTACGTTCAAAGAGTGGTGCGCGTGGCTTGATAACCACAAAAAAGCCGGACAGGATAGCGGTAAATTCGTGGCGTTATCGTACAACGGTTTCGATTTCAACATTCACGACGTATGCCTAACGCCTAACAGACCTGTCCGATTATTCAACCACCATTGTATCGTGGAGGTTAAAACGGCGCAGTCGCCGACAGGACGCTGGGATTACGGGCTGGATGTCAACTTGCACAATTCGGGCCATTACGTCGGGGCCGGATTCGTCGACGATGTGCAAAAGGGATACCCAACGGAAGCCGCCGCGATTCTTGCCGCCCTGCTCGATGCCCGCAAATCAGCCGAACGTGAACTGGCGAACTGTTCCGGTCGCTCCCGGTCGAATCTCGACAACGAGGACGACGAAGACGGATTCATCAAAGACAGCACGCTGGCCCCGTATATTCGGAATATCATCAAGCAAATCGACGATCAGCGCCGTGCAACGGCGTTCAAACAACTAACCCTATTTTGATTATGACACGACACGTTGAATCGCACATGCAACGAATGTGCGTCGGTTGGTTCCGGCTCCAATACCCCGCCGTCGGCAAACTCCTGTTCGCCGTTCCGAACGGTGGCGCACGGAGCCGCACGGAAGCCGCGATAATGAAAGCAGAGGGCGTAACCGCAGGCGTTACCGACCTTATCCTGCTGCTCGGACGCGGAGGCTTCAACGCCCTATGTATCGAAATGAAGACTACCGACCGACGTTCCGCCCTATCGGACGCACAAATCGAATGGCGCTCGCTCACAATCGCGAACGGAAACAGACACGTCGTCTGCCGGACGTTAGAGGAATTCCAGTCGGAAATACGCTGGTACATGGCGCGCCCGGCAAATAACGAACCACGGGACGAAATCACCTGTGTCCGCCCGATAGTTCCGCCGTCCGTCGAAGAGATCGAGCGAGCATTTGGGAAAATCAGGCGACGCAAAATCAATCATCAACCAACAAAAACCGAGAAACAATGACAACACACAACCCGAAATTCAGAGGGACGCCCGGCCCGTGGCGGGTCGACGGACACGAACACAAAAACGGCGTCGTAGAATATACCATCGTTTCGATTTCCGGCGACGCTGTCGGCTGCGCTCCCGTCGCAGAAGTACTGCGCAATAACCCGCGCCCGATGCCGGAGCAACGCATCGAGGCCAACGCCCGACTATTGGCCGCCGCGCCCGACTTGCTCGCCGTGCTCGAAATCATCGTCGGGATATTTGAACCGAACAAACTGACCCCATATCGGTCTGCGCGCGAAACGGTAGATCTGGCGAAACAGATCATCGGATACGTCTACGGAGCGGACGAGCGAAACCGCCCAACCAACGAATCGCCCTCAAACGACGCCGAATTCCTCGAATGGCTGTACGTCCGACTGGTCGGCACCCACGGCGAAAATCCGAATACGGACTTTATGCAGAACCTCAACTCTATAATCGAAAAATTACGGTAATTATGAAAACAGTCGAAGACCTTAACAGACTTATCCGCGACGAAATCACAGCTATCGAAGCGCTCCGAAGCGAAGACGAAAAAATATGGTCGGTTCGGGGGGGGGTAACGGAAGCCAATGCCAAACGCAGCAAGAAGATCCGCCGCATGATCGGCGACCACAACAACGAGATCGCCCACTTGCGCCGCCTTATCCGCTTTGTCGAGGCAACCCCGGAAGAGGGTATACGAATGATGCTCGACCAGCTGCGCGGACAGGTAGATCGAATCACCGCATCTGCCGACCGCTACAAATTGAAAGAGCAGAAAAAAGAGTATCTGACACGTGCAGGCGCGCAGCTCAAACACACGCAAATCGCCGAACTTGAATTCTTATTACAATGAATAACAAAGCTATTGCCCCGGAAACTACCGTACAGGAACGGTGTGCCATCTGCGGCCGCCCGAGGATTTACAAATACGACGGTTATTGTCGTCCCATCTGCGAACGATGCGCCAACGGAGGTGGCAGGACATACGTTCGAAGCGGAGAGAAGATTGGCCGCAACGAACCGTGCCCATGCGGTAGTGGTTTGAAATACAAGAAATGTTGCGGCAAATGAATGCCGCCCTTAATAACTCAAAACCAAAATAAAGATGGACAAAAAACAAACGACCGCGACTTGCCCCAAATGTGGGGAAGAAATTGTGCAGTGCGAAAACTGCGAGAATATGGGCTGCCCCGATTGCGACGGGTTTGTAGTTACCCGCGACGACGTGATTCTGTGCCCGGAATGTGCCGCCGCTTGCAAGGAGGACTGCGACAAGATGCGCGCTGTCGGTTGCGGTAGTTGCGCCCTTTTCGCTGACGAAGACGACGAGGGGCAGGGTTGGTGCGAACTGCATCAGGAATCCGTGTGCTTCATTGATAAATGCAGCGACCGAATTTCGAAAGTCTGATCGCTGATAAAATCTTACCCGAAAGCGTGTATTATTTACACGCTTTTTACATATCTTTGTGCTGGTAACCAATACAGAGTAAACGCAACCGGGCCTATGAAAATTCCGCAAACTATCGAAATGCAGGTTGGCGCGCTCAATGCCAGCGAGCACAACCCGCGACAAATCACCGAAGACGATTTCGCCGAACTGGTCAAATCCCTGCTACTGCTGCCGAAAGGCTTGTATTACCGCCCCGTCGTCGTGGACGACCGGAATATCGCCCTTGCCGGAAATATGCGCCTGCGGGCGCTGAAATACATTCACGAACTCGGATTCGACGACCTCGCAGAAATCTTGCGGGCGTCGTATCGGTTCCGGCATTTCGACGAGGCGAAACAATCCGCGCTGCTGAACTACTGGCGCGAATGGCAGATGCACCCGACCGTGCCGACGCTTTACGCCTCGGAACTCGACGAAGACGAGCAACAGCAGTTCATCATCAAAGACAACCTATCGTTCGGCACGTTCGATATTGACATGTTGGCAAACGAGTACGACATCGCGGCGATCATCGACGATGGTTTCGACATCGACCTGCTCCCAAAATCGGCCATCGAGGCGTTGGCCGCGGCAAATGGTATCGACCCTAACGATATAACAGGGCGACGCTGTGGCGGCGACGGGGAAGCCGACGAGCACTACACGCACAAAATCACGTCGCCCGTCTACGAGCCGAAGAACGAAAAACCGGACTTATCGACGCTGAC